GAGAAGAAGACTTTATTCTCTTAATTTCCGAGTCAGAAACACAGTCTAAATATCTTTTAGAGGCAATTGGGAATGAAATCGAGTATAATAAAAAAGTTCACGAGTATTTTGGCAATAGAATGGGCGAAACCTGGGGGAAAGAAGAAAAAGAAGTTATTACTGGCTTTGACGAGAATGGGAAACCATCCGGAATGTGTAAAGTATTGATCCGTGGAACCGGACAGAAAGTTAGGGGTTTGAAATATGGGCCATATAGACCTACATTAACCATCATCGATGATGGCGAAGGTGAATCAAACACGATGACTGAACTGTCAAGAGATAAATTTACAAGATGGTTCAATGCAGCGGTGATCCCCGGATCAACAGATGCAAAATTGTGTTTTATTGGAACCATTGTTGATGATAATTCGTATTTAAACCGAATTGCAGGACGCAGGTCATACAACAAGGCTGGAGAGCGAATCGTGAAGGGATGGAAAACTCGATTCTATCAGGCAATTCCACAAAATGTGGACGAAGGGCATTTTACTGCGTCTGGCAAGGAGTATAGAAAAAATAAGCAAGTACAAGTTTTATGGAAGGAACATAGATCGTATAAGTGGCTGAAATCAGAAAAAGAAAGATTATCTTCTGAAGGCCATGTCTCGTATTTCTATCAGGAATATCAGAATATTCCGATGGATGATTCGTTTAGAGTCTTTAAAGAATCCGATATACAGTATTGGGACGGATACTATTCATACGATGGCGGTCAATCTTATGTTACTAAAATATCTGAAAAAGGCGAGAAAAGAGTTCCTGTTAACATTTTTGTGGGTGTTGACCCAGCTTCCTCGGAAAATAAAAAAGCTGACTACACTGTAATCATGGTTATTGCAGTCGATCCTGATTTTAACATCTATGTGGTCGATTATTTCAGGGGGCAGGTGTCCCCTATGGACGGAGCAGACCGCATATTTGCAATGGCTGACATTTATAACCCGCGGGACATAAAGATTGAAGAAACAGGTCATGTTATGCTGGCGGATTATATCCAGAGAAAAAGTAAGGAATCCGGCAGGTTTTTAAATATCAATCCTAAAAAAGCGATTAAAAATAAATATTACCGCATCAAACAAATGCAGCCGTATTTTGCGTCTAAAGCGATCTTTGTCAAAAAAACACACTACGATCTCATCGATGAACTTCTGCAGTTTAAAGAAGTTGGATCGTTTAAAAAAGATACGCTTGATGCTCTCCGCTGGGCGCTTGATGATATGTGGAAACCGAATATGCAGTTCAAAAACAATGCATGGGTTGAGCCGGAAACAAATAAAATAAGGGCTGATTGGGAAACCGGTCAGGTGTTCTATAGCTGATGGCAATAAGTATAAAAAAACTTGATCTTCCGAAAATTGATCACACTGAAGTGTGGCACGAATATAAGCTGTTTCAGTCTTCAGGTGAGCAGTGGCGCTATCAAATGGCTGAAGATGAGGATTTTTATCTCGGCAATCAGCTGACAGATGCCCAAAAAGAATATCTCGAATCCGTGGGACAGCCGCCGGAAGCTAATAACAAGATCAGACCTGCAGTTGAAACCGTGTTGGCAAACATAGCGGCGGCTTCCCCGGAATGGGATGTAAGACCAATAGGAAAAACTGATAGCGAAATGGCCTTTGTCTGTAATCAAATGCTCGATTGGATATGGCGGGAATCGCAAGGTGATGTTCAGTTTCGTAAGGCCTGCAAAGATTTTATTATCAAAGGACTTACTTATTTCTATGTATATCCTGATTGGAACGCAGATGGCGGTATGGGTGGCGTAAGAATACGCAGGCTTTCGCCAGAATCGGTGTTTGTCGATCCCAATACAATGCTTTCTGATTATTCCGACTCATCTTCAATGATTTTTTCAGATTTACATACAAAACAAGCGCTTAAAGCTGTATTTCCGCAATATGAGAAGGAAATTGAGGAAGCAAGGGAAGACCACGAAGTCAATGAGCAGGGTTCTGGAAAATATTCAAGGGATGAAGTGTGGACGAGAGATGATGTGGGCAAAGATCATCAGGCAATGGTTCGCAAATATGTGCGTTTCAGCAAAGTCAATGTTCCAATGGTAATGGTTACTGATATGAATACCGGGAAATCTCAAAAATTTAATCGCGATCAGTATAAGGAAATGATAAAAGACCCGCGATATAAGGAGATGGTGAACCAGAGTGTACTGATGGAAGAACTTGTGTATGAAAAGCATATCAGGGAAGTTGCCCTTTTCGGCGACCAGATAATGTACGATGAGGTTCTGCCGATCACTGAGTACCCAATCATTCCTGCCTGTAACGAACATACCTCTACACCGTATCCGTCTGGAGATGTGCGCCATTCAAAATCGCCACAGCGTATGCTCAACAGGACAGAAGCGCTCTTGATCTCACACACCAGCGCGACAACAAATTTTAAACTACTTTATGAGGATGGCGCGATCGATCCGGGTGAAGTTAATAAGTGGCATATTCCAAATGCGCTGATTCGCGTTAATCCCGGTGCTTTGAGGGAGCAGAAAATAAAAGAGTTCGCGCCACCCGCTATTAGCAGCCAGCTATATACAGAAAAACAGCGATATGAACTTGACATTGAACAGGTTTTCGGTGCATACAAATATCTTCAGGGATCAGCATCGGACGCACCGGGATCTGTAGGGGAAGCGCAAATCGTTGATGAAGCAGTGGCAAGAAAGCAAAATTGGAAAATACTTCCGGTGTATGATATGCTCACCAAAGCGGCATTGGTGGTACAGGAATGGATGCCTCATGTTTATACGAGCCAAAGGACTTTAAGAGTAGTCAATCCTGACGGACAGGAAAAAGAATTAATGCTGAATGAACCGGTAATTGACGATAAGACCGGAGCCGTAATGAAAATGTACGATATGCAGTCTGCAAAAGTGGATGTGAAAATTGTTATTGGAAGCACAAGGGCGAAATCGCCTGCAGCTGATCTGCAAAGAGATTTGACGCTTTTAAATGCAGGTATATACGACAGGACACAGGTGATTATGAATATGCAGGGCGATGTGGATAAAGCATCACTGATTGCACGGCATAGTGAAATTCAGGAACTTCGCGGTGCGGTTGAACAAATGGAAAACCAGATGAAACAACTGCAGGGAGATATGCAGACACGCGAAAGAGAAATATTCCACGCTAATATGAGAGCAGAAATTGCTGAAGCAACCAAGCCAGTACAACAGGCTTTAAGCAATGTAAAGGCGAACGCAAAACTTGAAGAAGCGAGACAGAGAGATGCCTCGAAAAAGGTAAAAGAGGGTGCATCTTCTGTTCTAAACGCGATTAACTCTAAAACAGCGGCTCCAGCGATTGGATAACCGCACAACAACAGGAGCATCGAATGGCTAATGAACAAGCGCAGGTAACAACACCCCCGGCTGGAGATAACCCAACTGGCGACTTTATGATGGACACATTAAATGAGTTCAATAAAGGACACAGTGGCTCTCCCGATGAGAATCAGGCCGGTCAAGAAGTATCTGCTGAAGATAGTGCTGACTCACAGCAACAGATGACCGCGCAGGAGAAGGAGAACTGGCTGATTGATAACAAATTTCGGGATACCCCGGAAGGCCGTGAAAAATTGGCTGATTCATACAAACAACTGCAAAGTGAGAAGGATCGAATCACAAATGAAGCAGGAAGCAATTCCGATCGATACAAGCAATTGGATCAATTGGATACATTTCTGCACGAGAATCCGGAAATTGTGTCGAAACTTCGTGGTGAGATAAGCAATGTAAGTCAAGGAACCAAACCGCCGGAAAAACCTGAAGATTATGATCCTTACGAGGAAAATATCGATGGTTCTTCCTCACAGAAGTACCGGCAGGATTATGATAAGTATCTTGTAAGCGCGGGCGCGAATGAAGCTAAAAAGGAACTTGCCGGTTTCCGGCAGGAGCTTGCAGCTAAAGAAGCAGTCCAGGCTGAAGAAGATACACTTCACAATCTTGGTCTTTCATCGACTGACATTACAGAGTACAGGGATTTTATTAACGATCCCAATATTGTTACTCCTGAAAATCTCGTCAATATCTGGCGCTATATGAGTGGGCAAAGAAAAAAGAAAACTGTACCGGATGAACTGTCCGCAAATCAACCTTCCGGCTCTGGAGGTCGAACGAGTCTTGCGAGTGTTAGTGGAGTTACACCTTCTCCGATAAACTCGTCAACTAAGGAAGCGGGAGATTTTATGGACGGTATAATGCAGTTTTCTAATAACTATATCCCTGACAAAAGGAAATAATAATAATGGCTACTACTTATGGAACTGGTACCGCGTTGCAATTCAGTGATGATACGCAACGGCAGGTCTTAGAACTTGGAAGTAAAATTCACTATTACAATCCCGATGTAACACCGATTCTTTCTATCTTTGGAATGAAAAGCGCTGTAACACCAGTGCCGATCTTTGAATGGATGGAAGATGAGTATATGCTGAAGCGTACCATCAAACAGGATGTGTACGATACCGGGGCTGACTCGGCTACAACGGCTATCTCTGATACCGCATACGAAACAACGCAAGGGGCCAACAACGGCGCAACTATCCTTAATTTTGATAGACAAGCGCAGATGGAAGGCCTTGAAGCAGGCGCTGTGTATTCTGTTACTTTTACAGAAACCTCCGGAACTACGGCAACATTGCCTACAGCTAACACCCATGTATTGTGTGTTGCTGTTGGTGTCAATGTTGACTGTGGCACCGCGAGTCACAAAGCTGCTCAATTCGTTGGATGTCATACAGGCACTGTTGGCAGTGATTCTGTATGGTATATCGAAGCTAATGCCGATGGAGTTGATCTGTTTACAGGCGACTCTGACGCTTGGGTCAATCTATCATATGTTAACAATGCCGGCGCATTTTTAGATGCCGGTAGTGCG